GACACTGAAGCTCAATCAGTATCTAAAAACGTTATTGCTGTTGGTAATTCCATTCAATCCAACCAAACATTTACACCTGCTGATCCTGTAAGATGTATAAGTGACATGCAACTTGCGAATGAAAAGTACCGAAATTATTTAGGTACCGAAACTGTAAAACGAGAAATAACTTTTGCGGATTTGGCTAAATTGATACAGAATAAAATTAGTAATGAGATTATAAGAGGTTTAGTATTCTTCACTGCATATACTAATGGTCATGACGATAATAAATTTATCACTTACGATTATGATTTAGGAGGAACTCCTTTTGGAGGAACAGTTTATTCAGGTATTACCTATGGTGAAAGAAGAAAATTCTTTACAGAAACTTATGGATGTAGAACCACTTCAAGTGGTGTATCAGTTCCATACGCGGTATTTGATAATTTTGAAAAATCAATTGATTTCATCTCAACATATTATTCGAAGTTATTTAATTCCGATCCTGAATACAAATGGAATACTAAAGAATTGTTTATTGACAGCTTAATTTTATTGTGGATTGAATGGTGGCCAACTAAGAGATTCCAAACTAAACAACAAAGAGACAATTGGATCTTGGCTAATACTCAATCAGTTCAGGTTATTAGAGCACAAGCCTCAGAAACAGTTGAGAAATGTATTTCTTTAGGACTTATTAACTTTTAAGGATATTTATAGATAAAAAATATTATGAATATTAAAGCCCATTTAGACAATTATCTTGGAAAAAATTCAAGATATAGTGAAAAGACGACAGGAAACGGATTCACAGAAGTATGTGATTTGGACACTGGTGATTGTTATACTGTTAGAGATCGTGACGGTTTGATCGAGAGAGTTGATAATACTATGAGGACAAACAGAAGAGTTCAAGTTGAAACACCACAAGGGGTTAAACAATTATTAAACGGATAATAAAATGAATATCGACAAAACAATTTTGGAAGAATTGAAAAGACACAATTCTATCAACAAATATATTACAGAGCAAGAAGCTGAAGTGACACCAGGCACTGAAGTTGACGCGACAGTTACGGATGAAGTTCCAACTGAAGATCCAATGTTGACACCTGCAGAAACACCGGAACCTGAAGTTATTGATGTTGCTCAAGATGACGAAGTAGAAAAAATTGGTGATGAAGGTCAATCTGTTGAAACTGAAAGTGGATCTGAAGAAATTGACATTACTGATTTGGTAAATTCTCAAAAGGGAATGGAATCAAAACAAAATGAATATTTCGATATGATGTTCAAACAACTTGAAGGTTTACAGAGTAAGTTGTCTGAAATGGAAGGTTTGGTATCAAAGTTAAATGACATTGAAGAGAAAATTGAAAAATACAGACCTAAGTCGGCACAAGAAAAATTAGAATTACGTAGTTTGGATTCAGGTCCATTCCATCAAAAGTTAACTGATTTCTTTGATGACAAACAAGAAGATATGGAAAAGTCAGGTAAGAACGAATATGTCCTAACTTCTGATGAGGTTGAACAAATCGTACCAAGTGAAATCAAAAAATCGTTTGATTCGGCACTACCTGAACCGACAGATACTAGATTTGGAATGCGTTGATTTCAAAAAATATATTACTATATTAAGAGGGTCACGTTGTGACCCTTTTTATTTGGCGAATGATTTGACTGAACAATAAACTTGGCGTATAATTTATGTCTAACAATTAATATTTTTACAACTATGGCTAGTCCACTTGACGCAGTTCTCGCTCAGTACGAGAAAAACACCCAATCCTATGACAACTCAGGAAAGATGTCACAGGAAGAAAGAATGAAGAAATACTTCGCTTGTATCCTACCGCAAGGTCAGGCTCAAGGTCAACGAAGAGTTCGAATTCTCCCCACTAAAGACGGTTCATCACCCTTCGTAGAAGTTTACTACCACGAACTACAAGTTGGTGGTAAATGGCAGAAGTTTTATGATCCAGGAAAGAATGACAATGAGCGTTCACCCTTGAATGAAGTTTATGACGAACTCATGGCAACGGGAAAAGAATCTGACAAAGAACTTGCTCGTCAGTACAAATCACGTAAGTTTTACATCGTAAAGGTCGTTGACCGTGACGCTGAAGAAGAAGGTGTGAAATTCTGGCGTTTCAAACACAATTACAAAAACGAGGGTATTCTCGATAAAATTATCCCCATTTGGAGACAAAAAGGTGATATTACCGATGCTGAAAAAGGTCGTGATTTGATTGTTCAATTGGTAAAACAAAAAACACCTGGTGGTAAAGATTACACGTCAATTCAGACTATTATGCATGATGACCCTTCACTTCTTCACGAAGATGATTCAGTTATGAAAGAGTGGTTGGCTGATGAACTAACTTGGCAGGATGTGTACTCAAAGAAACCCGTAGAGTTTTTGGAAGCAATTGCTCGTGGTGAAGAACCACGTTGGAATTCCGAAACAGGTAAGTATGTATATGGTGATGATGCCCTCCTTTCTATGGGTGGAGGTAAATCCTCTGAGTTGGCTGATCCACAAGCAGGTGCTGATCCTGATGAAGATCTACCCTTCTAAATAAACGATGGTGCCGGCGATGTCGGCACCATTTCTTTTTTTATATAATATGGCGAGAATAGTAAGAGTATCACCCGTTTATCGTTATTACGAACTTGAATTAACCGAAGAACAAGAAAAAATTTATGAGGAAAATCCTAATGAATTTTTAATTGATATTGTAAAAGACGAAGATTGGGTTTATATTGAAAGTACTGTCGGAGCTGACGAATACGAATTTAAAAAATAACATGGCACTAAAGAAAAATGATTTCTCATCACTGAAGAAGAAGTTCTCTACTTCAGCAAAATACAAACCCCAACGTTTCTTTGACTTGGGTAAAGAGTTTTTGGAGGCTGTTGGTCTCCCTGGTCCAGCAATTGGACACATCAATATGTTCTTGGGACATAGTGATACTGGTAAAACCACTGCACTTGTAAAGACTGCCGTGAGTGCTCAGAAACAAAATGTTCTTCCTGTGTTTATTATCACAGAACAGAAGTGGAGTTTCGAACACGCACGTTTGATGGGATTTGAGTGTGAAGAAGTTGTTGACCAAGAGACAGGTGAAATCGATTGGGACGGATTCTTTATCTTCAATAATAACTTTAGTTACATCGAACAAATCACCGAATACATCAATGATCTTTTGGATGCTCAAGAGAAGGGTGAATTGGAATATGATTTGTTGTTCCTTTGGGATTCAATTGGATCGGTACCATCAAAGATGACGTACGAAGGTAAGGGTGGAAAGCAACACAACGCAGCAACACTTGCCGACAAAATCGGAATGGGTATCAACCAAAGAATCTCAGGTTCACGAAAGGCGGATTCAAAACACGAAAACACCTTAGTTATTGTGAACCAACCATGGGTTGAATTACCGGATAATCCATTCGGACAACCCAAAATCAAAGCTAAAGGTGGTGAGTCAGTTTGGCTCAACTCATCATTGGTATTCCTATTCGGAAACCAAAAAGGTGCTGGCACCACAAAGATTACCGCGACCAAAGACAAGAGAACGGTGAAGTTCGCAATCCGTTCAAAAATTTCTGTTATGAAGAACCACATCAACGGATTGGGTTACGAAGACGGAAAGATTATTGTCACACCGCACGGTTTCTTGGCGGGTAAAGATACCGCCGAAGAGAAGTCGTCCATCGAGTCATACAAGAAGGAACATTCTGACTACTGGAAGGAAATTATTGGTTCGGACGGGGACTTTTCCCTGAACGAAGAGAAAGACCCTGAAACACTCTAATATGTTGTTAGGATTGGGTATATTCCTTATGGGTTTTGGTCTTGCAGGTTTTGTGCATACCGTTTATCAAATTTACACTATGTCGAACCCTTCAAAAGGTAAGAAGTGAAAACTCTTTTAGTAGATGGAGATAATTTATTTAAAATCGGATTCCACGGAGTCCGCGAATTCTTCGTTGATGGAAATCACATCGGCGGGGTCTTCCACTTTCTCAACACACTTAGAAAACAGTTGGATGAGCACAACTACGATAAAGTCATTGTCTTTTGGGACGGTGACGGCAACTCATCCCAACGACGTAACATATACCCCAAGTACAAACTAAACCGAAGACAAGATATGAACGAGTTCAAACTCGAATCATATCACATTCAAAAGGAGAGAGTAAAACAGTACTTGGAGGAATGTTTCGTGCGTCAACTTAGGGTTGACAACAATGAATCTGATGACCTAATTGCGTACTACTGTCATGTGGCCAAAGATGAGGATAAAGTCATCTTTACCGCAGACAAAGACCTATTACAACTCATCGATTCAACAACATCCATCTACTCACCGATGATCAAAGTGATGTATAAGGTGGGAGATAAAGTATCCATTATGGGTAACCAAATTCCTCATCAGAACATCCTGACCCTCAAGGTGATAATGGGTGACAAGAGCGATAATATTGATGGTATCGAAAGACTTGGGGAGAAGACTTTTCTAAAGTTTTTCCCTGAGGTCCTTGACGAAGTGGTTTCTGTAGATGATATTTTATCTAAAACCAATCAACTTCTTCAGGAGAATGAAAATAACAAAGCACTACAGAATCTTGTCAAAGGAAAGACAAAAGACGGTGAACTCGGGGATACATTCTTTGATGTCAACAAGAGAATCGTGGATTTGTCTAATCCAATGATTACTGAAGAAGGTAAAGAACTTGTCGAACTTTATTATCGTGAAACAATGGACCCCGAGGGTAGGGGGTCGAAGAATCTTATCAGAATGATGACAGACGATGGTTTCTTCAAATTTTTACCTAAAACCGATGAAGCTTTTTTGAACTTCGTCAAACCGTTTACAAAACTAACAAGAAAAGAAAAAAGACAATTCAAACAATCAAATTAAATTTTATGAAAGAACAGGATATCGTAAAGATGGAGTTTCTCATCACTTTGAATAACAACATCGTAATCCAAAGATACTTCAACGTAAGAGGTTACAATTCAACGGCTCGTTCATCTATGGAACTACATGAATATATGAGAGATCTCGTTGATGCATTTGAGCAAACTCAGAAAATGCGTACTGTCGTCTACATGATGGACAACCAATATGATATTTTGGAAGATCCAACAATTTTGGATACTGACAATACCGACAGCAACGAATATTTCAATTTTTATGTAAAAATTGGTGAGCAGACAATTTGTCACCGAATTTTAGATGCGAAACTTTTCCCACCTAAGATAAGATACACCGTAGACATACGCCAGCAAGCAAAAAGTGTTCTTCGACACTTGACTGACATATTTTCATCACAAAATTTTGTTACTAACTACCTGAATTATACCCTCGCTTGAGTGTATTTATTCTTACAGAAAAAGGGAAAATAAATTATGTCAAATAGGAACTTCGAATATCTCGGAAATACATTTCAATTACAATTACTAAACCAAATTATTCTCGACAAAGAGTTCGCGCATTCCATCATTGACGTGATTGAACCCTCGCATTTTGAGAACAAATATTTCAAAACGCTACTTCAATTAATCAAAGAGTACTACGTAAAATACGATTGTACTCCATCCTTTGAAACTTTGTTTCAGATTGTCAAAAGTGAGTTTCCTCAAGAGATGATGCTCAAGATCCTCAACGATACAATCAAACAAATTCAAGACGCTCCAATTGATGGTGGTGAATTTGTTCAAGAAAAGGCGTTAAAGTTTTGTAAGCAACAAGAACTTCAAAAGGCTATTGTCAAGTCTCAAAAAATCCTTGACAATGGGGAGTTTGAAAACTATGAAAAGTTGGAAGAACTCTTCAGAGCGGCAATTCAGATTGGTGAAAACAACAATAAAGTTGAAGATGTATTCAACAATTTGGATGACGTACTCAATGAAGATTTCCGTCATCCCATTCCTATGGGAATTGTAGGGATTGACAAACTACTCAAAGGTGGATTAGCTAAAGGTGAGATCGGTGTTATTTTGGCACCAACAGGTGTTGGTAAAACCACAATCTTGTCCAAGATCGCTAACAGTGCATTCAACAACGGATACAATGTGTTACAGTTGTTTTTTGAGGATAACCCAAAGGTTATTCAGAGAAAACACTTTACCATGTGGACAGGAATTGCACCTGATGAATTACCATTTCACCGTGATGAAGTTTTGGAAAAAGCTCGTCAGGTAAAAGAAGAGATGACTAACAAGTTATACTTGAAGAAACTTCCTTCTGATACTCACACTATGACTCAAATTAAAAACATGATTCGTAAGATGATTGCCGATGGTCATAAGATTGACATGATCTTGGTTGATTACATTGACTGTATTGTTCCTGACAAAAACTTAGGTGATGAATGGAAAAGTGAGGGTTCAGTTATGAGAGGGTTTGAGGCACTTTGTCATGAACTGAGCGTTGTGGGTTGGACTGCGACACAGGGTAACAGAAGCTCTATATCTTCTGAGGTAGTCACCACCGACCAGATGGGTGGTAGTATTAAAAAGGCTCAAGTAGGTCACGTTATCATTTCTGTGGCAAAGACCCTTCAACAAAAAGAAATGAACTTGGCTACCATCGCCATTACCAAATCTCGAGTTGGTAAAGATGGTGTTGTTTTTGAGAACTGTAAGTTCAACAACGAGTTGTTGGAAATTGATACTGAAAGTTCTGTAACCTTCCTTGGATTTGAAGAAAAAAAGGAAGAGCAGAAAAGGGACCGTATCAAGGAACTTATGGAGAAGAGACAACAAAGAGAAAGACAGCAAGGTTAACTTGCTCAAATAAAAAATAAAATTATAGATAAACAATGAACGATCTAATAGACATGATTGGTAGTGACCAACGTTTCGTCATCAAACGAAGTGGTGACCGAGTATTATTCGAGGTTGATAAGATCAAAAATGCTGTTTTGAAGGCTATGGAAAGTGCTGGTAGAGTAGACGGAGAAATGGCTGAGAAAATTGCTCGACTTACAAAAAAAGGTATATTCAGAGGTAATAGACATCATATTCCACACGTGGATGAAATTCACGATATGGTTGAGAATAAACTTATGGATAATGGTTTGAATGATGTTGCTAAGGAGTATATTATTTACCGATCTAAACATCAACCAAACATCTTCACAAAAAGAGTAAACTTGAAACCATATGAATATCCGGACTTGTTGAATTATGTAGATGCTATTAGACACTCATATTGGGTTCATACAGAGTTCAATTTCACTTCTGATATTCAGGACTTCAAGGTACACTTGAATCAAAAGGAACAAACCGCAGTTCAACGTGCTATGTTGGCAATCTCTCAAATTGAAATAGCGGTTAAGACCTTTTGGGGTGATATCTACAAAAGATTACCAAAACCAGAAATTGGAAGTGTTGGAGCTACTTTTGCTGAATCAGAAGTGAGACACGCAGATGCTTATTCACACCTAATTCAATTGTTGGGACTTAATACAGAATTTGAAAATCTACTTGAGGTACCCGCTATCCGTAAACGTATCAAGTATTTAGAAAAATCAATTTCAAGTTCTAAATCAATTGATAATCAAGATTACTTTGAATCGGTAATTTTATTTTCTATGTTTATAGAAAACGTATCTCTTTTTTCTCAATTTTTGGTTATCATGGCTTTCAACAAACATAAAAATGTCCTCAAAGGAGTTAGTAATGCTGTTGAAGCAACATCAAAAGAGGAGAACATTCATGCTGAGTTTGGATTTGATTTGGTAAACCTAATCAAAAAAGAAAATCCAACTTGGTGGACAAAAGACCTTATGGAGGATTTGGTTGACGCAACTTTAGAAGCTTACGAATCTGAGGTTGAAGTTGTGAACTGGATCTTTGAAGAAGGTGATTTAGATTTTCTCACCAAAGAACAAACTTTAGAGTTTATCAAACACAGATTCAATCTATCTTTGAATTCTATTGGTATTGAAAATGTATTCAAAGTTGATAAAAAAATATTGGAAACGACAGAGTGGTTTGATGATGAAATTCTAACAACAAAACACACTGATTTCTTCAATAAAAGAAGTATCAACTATAGTAAAAAACAAAAATCAATTACACTTAACGACTTATTTTAATTTATAAAAAAACAATATGGAAAATAGAAAACCATTCGACTGGATCAATGATGAATCAATCACATTCCTCCGTCGTGGATATTTGAGTGAGGGAGAACAACCCTTGGAGCGAATCAGAGTCATTGCTGATCACGCTGAAAAACTTTTGGGGATCGAAGGATTTGCCGATAAATTTTATGGTTATATGGGTAAAGGATGGTATTCATTATCATCACCCGTATGGGCTAATTTTGGTAAACTAAGGGGTCTTCCTGTAAGTTGTTTCGGATCCAATATTGGTGACAATATTGAATCTATTCTTTACACTCAAGCTGAGGTAGGAGAAATGAGTAAGATGGGTGGAGGAACTTCTGGATATTTTGGTAATATCCGTGGTCGTGGTGCTACTATTACTGACAATGGACACGCACCTGGTTCAGTACATTTTATGAATTTGTTTCAAAGTGTCGTTGATAATATTTCACAGGGTTCTACTCGTAGAGGTCGTTTTTCACCTTATCTACCTTTAGAGCATCCTGATATCATGGAATTCTTGGAAATTGGTACCGAGGGTTTCCCAATTCAAGACCTAACTCACGCAGTCACTGTTACAGATGACTTTATGAGAGATATGATTGCTGGTAATGATGAGAAAAGAGCTATATGGGCTAAGGTAATTCAACGTAGAGGTGAAATTGGATATCCGTATATCATGTTCACTGATACTATGAATAACAAAGCACCTGAGGTTTACAAGGATAAGGACATGAAAATTTATAATTCAAATCTTTGTTCTGAAATTGCACTCCATAACTCTGAAGAAGAGTCATTTGTATGTGTTCTTTCATCTATGAACCTACTTCACTATGACGAGTGGAAGGACACCGATGCTGTTGAAACGATGGTTTATTTCTTGGATGCGGTTGTAACCGAATTCATTGAAAAAATTGATAGTCTAAGACACAACGGAACAATTGAAGGTCAACGAGCGTTTTTCTATTTGGAAAAAGCTTACAACTTTGCTAAGAGACAACGTGCTCTTGGTCTCGGAGTTTTAGGATGGCATTCATTCTTACAGTCTAAGAATCTTCCTTTTGATAGTAGAGATACCGCACGTCTGAACGTAGAGGTGTTCAAACTTATCAAAGAAAAATCTTACAAGGCTTCTGAAGAACTTGCTGAACTGTTCGGAGAACCCGAACACTTAGTGGGATACGGAAGGAGAAACGTTACGTTGAACGCAATTGCACCAACCACTTCATCGGCATTCATTTTGGGTCAAGTATCTCAATCGATTGAACCAATTTGGTCAAATGCGTATGTAAAGGATGTTGCTAAATTGAAAGTTACAATCAAAAACCCAGTACTACAAAAGTTACTTGTTGAAATGGGTAGGGACACTAAAGAAGTATGGGATAGTATTAAAAAATATGACGGATCAGTCCAACACTTGGATTTCTTGACTGACGAACAGAAAGACGTTTTTAGAACTTTTGCTGAAATCAATCAGTCATCAATTATCAACCAAGCGGCTATTCGTCAAGATTACATTGATCAGGCTCAATCTTTGAACCTTATGATTTCACCTGACATGCCTACAAAGGATGTCAACAAATTGTTGATTGACGCATGGCAGTTGGGTGTAAAGACACTATATTACCAACATTCAATGAACTCGGCACAAGCATTCGCAAGAAAAAAATTGAATCTGAATGACCTTGAATGTGTGGCATGTCAGGCATAATGACTATATAATGTCATAACGAATGAAAAACCCGGCACTTAGGTGCTGGGTTTTTTTATGTCTTAAAAAAAATATTGAAGTATATTTATCACATATGGCAAACGGCAGGACATATGGTTTAACTTTTCCTTTTGTAGATTCGTTCGATGGAAAATATTTGGATCTAACAGATTACACCGCTGAAGAAATCAGAAGTAATCTCATACATTTATTATTAACAAGAAAAGGGTCAAGGTATTTCCTTCCCGATTTCGGTACAAGATTGTTAGAATATATCTTTGAACCTTTGGATGGACCTACGTTTCAAAGTATTGAGGCTGAAATCAGAGATTCGGTTACCAAATACATGCCTCAATTACAACTTACAAGTATAAACATAACTTCACCTACGGGTGAAGCTGCGGGTCTAACCGCTACTGCTGCCGGTGGGGTTATAGATCCCGAAATTAGGAGATTCAATCAAGACGTAGCCGAATATACCGCAACGGTGAGAGTTGATTATGCAATATCTAATGATGTATTCAACACTAAAGATTTTATTATTCTAAATATTTAAGGTTATGGCTGAAAGAAGAATATCCTATACAGTACGTGATTTTGCTGCGATCCGACAAGAACTTATTAATTACACTAAAACCTTTTATCCCGAACTCATCGATAATTTCAACGATGCTTCGGTTTACTCAGTGTTTTTGGATCTAAACGCTGCAGTTGCTGATAACCTACACTATCATATAGATAGAAGTATTCAGGAGACAGTTCTTCAATATGCACAACAACGTTCTTCAATTTATAATATTGCGAGAACTTATGGTCTAAAAATTCCAGGTCAAAGACCATCAATAGCCTTAGTCGATGTTTCAATTACTGTTCCAGCGTTTGGTGATAAAGAAGATGAAAGATACTTGGGTATTCTTCGTAGAGGTAGTCAGGTAATTGGGTCAGGTCAGGTATTTGAACTGTTGGATGATGTAAACTTTGCATCACCATTCAATCAGGATGGATTTCCAAACAGACTAAAAATTCCAAACTTTGATCAGAACGGTAATCTTCTAAACTACACGATCACAAAAAGAGAAACGGTAGTAAATGGAATTACAAAAGTATTCAAAAGAGTTATCACACCAAATGATGTAAGACCATTCTTTGAATTTTTCTTACCCGAAAAAAATGTTTTAGGTGTTACGTCTATTATTCAAAGAGATGGTACGGCATATTCAAACGTACCAACTTCTCAGGAGTTTTTAGGTGCTGCGGGAAGATGGTATGAAGTTCCGGCCTTGGCTGATGATCGTGTCTTTATCGAAGATCCAACTAAACCTTCAGATGATCCGGCAATCAAAGTAGGTAGATATATTCAAACACAAGAAAGATTTGTTACTGAATATACACCCGAAGGATTCTTGAAAATTACATTTGGTGGTGGTACAAATACCGCGGAAGATCAACTCAGAGAGTTCACGGCTTTAGACGTACCATTAAAAATCCAAAGATATCAGAATAACATGATGTCTTTAGGGTCAACACCAAAGGCAAATACCACATTATTTATTCAGTATAGAATCGGTGGTGGACTTGGTACAAATTTAGGTGTGAATGTTATCAATCAGATTGGTGCTGTAGACTTCTTTGTAAATGGTCCTTCAGATATAATCAATACCTCAGTTATTAATTCACTCACTTGTAACAACGTTACTGCCGCGATTGGGGGTGCTGGTTATCCCTCAACAGAAGAGGTAAGAAATTACGTTACATTCAATTTCGCCGCTCAAAACAGAGCGGTTACCATTAATGATTACGAAGCTATTATTAGAAATATGCCTGGTCAATTTGGAGCACCTGCTAAAGTATCAATAACAGAAAACAACAACAAAATTGTTATTAACGTTTTATCCTATGATTCATCAGGTAATCTG